ACAAGCGTCGGCATACCTGGGCATATCCAGGGAAGATGGTATTTGGATGTATAGGTATTACAGGAACAACTTTTCAATTGAGGAACGTTTAAACTTGCTTAAGGCTGTTTGCGGTGAGACAGCAAAGGTGTACAATCGCTGACACCCTCCAGCCGTCGTTGTTCAGGCGACCAGCGGCGGCGTTCTTTCTGTTGCGGCGCGTGGATGGACTACTCGCCAGCCTCATTCGTCCGAGAGTGCGGATGGGGTGTTTGCCTCAAATAAGACCCGCAGTGCGGTGAGGCGACATTTCAGTTCCTTGCTCCTTGCCTCCGATCAAGTGAGCAGACAAGCCCGTAGTTCTGTCCTGCGGGTTTGTTTTTTATTCTATTCGGACACTTTGCGCCCGCACGCGCGCGCGTATAGAGGTGTTGGCTGCATCTGCCGATAGACAAATGTGGATACGGCCCGCATCGCAGCCATCTCATGCAGCCACTCGCCATTCACGAGCCAGGTAGCCCATGCCAGGCTTATGGATTTATTAGACGATGTAGGGGACACCCTCACCCATTTTGTTCACTGCGGGGACCTTCTCGAAGCCGCAGCAGCAAGCGTTCATGCAGACGAACATGACCATACGCTAGCCGATGAGTTTGAACACGCCAGCAATTTTTTGAGGTCAATACGGGAAGCCCTGCCAGGATCATGCCGGTTGATATGGATGAACGGCAACCACGATGACAACATTTTCAAGCGTGACCCGAGGCGGATACCAAAAGCCCTACGGGACATGATCGAAATAGGCCGCGATTCTCGGTGGCCTGAGTTCTCAAACTGGACGCAATACCCGTATGCAAAAAATAACCGTGGGCAGGTACAGATCGGGCAAGTCGTATTTTTTCACGGGTTCGATGCCGGGCAAACATCGGACGAGTTGGAGTCGTTGCAGTTTAATAACATCACAGGTGGTCATTCTCATCGCTTGTTTGTTCGTGGTCACACCCATAGACCAGTCCCACCGACCCAATGCCTACGAACCAGGAAAGTACCTTTGCCTTACTGGTATGCAAACGTTGGTACGCTTGGGCCGCTTACGCCGGACTGGGCAAACCGTATGGATACCTCTGCATGGGGTGCTGCGTGCCTCATCGCGGAGACGAAAACGGAAAGGCCGAATAGGCTTTGTTCAAAAAATTGGGACGCGGAACTTGTCCGCTTTCAGGAGATATAAACCGTGGCTACCCATCCGAGTATCAAGTTGCAAATGACCGTTCTTAAAGTTTGCAGGTATATGGGCGTCGAGTGGGATATGTCATTGCACGAGGTACTCGGTGCGGTTGAGCAAGCCAAACTCACACTGTGGAACGATTGGGATAACCTAAACCCGCCGGACTTAGATTCGTTAATTGAGTTTGATGCAGACGAGGACGATGACGATGATGATTAAAAGCCTGCTTGCATTGCTTGTTGCCCAAAGCGGACCGCCATCGGACCCGGATGCCGTCGAAATGTGGATTGACGACCTTGGTCGCTTAACGCCTTTTGGCCGCACGTTTGATGTTTATATTCAAACCGGATTTGATCCAGACTTTTCATACCCGAACGGCGAACCAAGGCGACCGTACATGATCGGGAGTACCCGAGGTAGCGAATCGCCAACACGATCGTTTGGTTGGGCAATTGAGGGTACCTTGTTTAAAAACCATAATGAAAATAACTACCCGTTCTTAGACAACTGCCAAGAATGTATAGATTATTGGCAAGAGGATACCGGGATCGAATGCCCTGCCCCAGGTGCTTATTGGGACTGTGTTCAAGCGAACCCATATCAGCGGCATATGTATCTCGGAGCAAAATTTACGCCGATCAACTGGATATTCGAAGGACCGGAGGGCTGCTGCCCAAGGTACGGCGACTTGGTAGACCTTGAATACGCATGGTGCGACTCATGGATTTTACATGGTCCGCTAGGCAAAAAGTATGGCTCGGTTAACCCGCAATACAAATATCCGATGGTACAGCAGCAGCACAAGGATTTGATAGATACGCCTGTGTTGAAGTTCTGGCCTCACCGAGAGACCATCGTTGGTCAACGCTGCTGCTCATCTCCATCGCAGAATGACTACGGCGACCTGATCCGCTGGAATACTGATGTGGACTGGGAGAGCGAGAAGTGGCCTGGATCATTTCACATTGCTCGGTTTACTGGCCCCGATTATTTCGCGTCTGGTGGCGTTGTTCGCTTTGCTTGCGGCAATGGGCATCCATGCGAACCGTCGTACTACTCGGTCGGCTACTACCCTGACAACTCCTGTCCGTCAGACCTAAACGAGGACGGTATGGTTGGCTTTCAAGATTTATTGCAAGTGCTTGGTGATGTTGCATCATTTAAATACCATCCGCAAACAAATAATGGGTTTAACGCAATCGTGAAGGTACTTGCGGAGTGGGGCCAATGCCCGTAAACCGTGTTTGCCTGGGTTGCAGGAAATCTTTGCCTGTATCTAAATTCTTCCCCGAAAAATCAGCAAAGGACAAAGTCGGTGCTTTTTGCTGGGACTGCGTTTGCAAAAGCAACAACAACAGGCCGCTAGTTGCCGACCCAGTTGCGACAAGCAAGATGCATTGGACACAAATAAAATCAAAGCATGACAAATTCTAAGCAAAAAGGTAAACGCGGTGAACAAGAAGCAGCCAAGGCATGGCAAAAGGCAACTGGGCTGGCAGTAAGGAGAACAGCACAGGTAGATGGGTCCTTGTCTGCTGACCTAACTGGTGTAGACGGTTTGCATATCGAAGTGAAGCGTAGGGCAAGGATTGCGTCGCTGGACTTTTTGTTGCAGGCTGAGACAGATGCAGCCGATGAACAACAAAGCCACGGCGGCGTGCCGTTGGTTCTCATGCGTCAGGATAACGATTGCAATTGGGCTGTAATGGTTCGCTTAGATCGTTTGGCTGACTTGGTATCTGTACTTGCAGGGCAGGCATGGAATCAGGATTCATAACAGAACTAATAACTCCTGCCAGCATTATTTTCGGTGTCGTGTTCGGGGCCGGTCGAGTAAAGGCTGCAATTGATGAACTACGGCGCGCAGTAGATAGGCTGGAGGCCGCAGTCCAACTTATTGAGACGCGTACGCACGAGGTTGAACAACGGGTGGCTAGGCTCGAAGGTAAGGCGGAGGCATGAGGTATTTCATTTTAATCCTCATGCTCGGTTGCCAGGCAACTCAGGAAGGTGGGCTGTCGCTCCCTTTTGCCAAAGCAGCAGCAAATTCTCCGAACGTGGAAGTTGCGCACACCCTAAGCCCGCTAAAGTTCAGCGGCACCATTCTAATCCTGACCGGCGGTGCCTTGTTGTTTGTGACGAGGGGCAACAGGGGGTACATTCCAGTAGCCCTCGGCATTTCGCTTACAGTAATAATGGCGGTCTTAGCAAAGGTGCTGGAATCGCAGATTTTTATATTTACGATGATTACGGGCCTTTGCATATCGGCAGCAGTAGCGGCCCTCAACTTCAAGGAGATTCGAACATGGATCAAATTATTTCCTTCATCGCCGTCGCGTCGGGGTATGTCATTGCGTTCGCCATCGGAGCCTGGATCGGCAGGCCACTCCTCGGACTCCTAACAGACCGTATCTTCAAAAAATAACATGGCCCTGTGGACACCATCAGACATCGGCGGCAGTGTTCTATCTGCTTGGTACAAAGCAGATTCGTTGTCATTAGGTGACGGGTCTGGTGTTGGATCGTGGACCGACTCGAGCGGCAACGGGAACACCGTTGCACAACTCTCGTCTGGAAGGCAACCAACCTTTCAAACAAACGAACTCAACTCGCAGCCGGTTCTCCGGTTCGACGGCACGAACGACATCTTGACCGACGGCGACATCGCTGCGCTCGACGTTGGAACCGGCGACATATGGATGGCGGCAGTCTTCAAATCAACGGACAACTCCGCCGCCCAGAATTATTTTGAAAAGGGGCCAACGTCATTTGGATTAAGAACAACGGCGGCGGGTGTGTTGCAAATGAACCTTGGCGGCACTAGCAACATCCCGTCTCAGTCCAACGGCAATTGGTCACGGACGGAGTTCGTAATTGTGACAGCAGCCAGGGTCTCATCAACGTGCAACGGGTTCGTTAACGGCACAGCAAGTACCACAACAGGAACAACGAACAGCACATCAATTTCAAATTCTGATGTATTCGATATTGGTTCGAGGGCAGTCGGTGCAGGGCCGATGGTTGGTGACATCGCAGAAGTGCTTGTCGGTGGTGCAACGCTCACTGATACGAATCGACAATTAATCGAAGGGTACCTGGCACACCGATATGGATTAAGCGGCAACTTGCCGAGCGATCATCCGTACAAAAATTTCGCACCGACAATTCGTGTTCGTCCCTTAGTCGGGGAAGGCCCGCAACTCTTTGGAAATGGACTGGTTCTAACATGACTTACATTGGCGATTTTCAAGCAGGCGAACAAATTAACGCCTACTTCACCACAAACAACCAAAGCGGTGCTGCTGTCACGATGACAAGTGCCACTGCCCGCGTTTACAAAAATAACACCACTTCGCAAATTGCTGCAACCGTCACGGTAGATGTCGATTCGCAAACAGGACTTCACCGTGTCACAATTGATACCTCGGCTGACACTTCGCATTATGCCGCAAACTCCGATTATGCAATTGTTGTTGCTGCAACAGTAGATTCGCAAAGTGTTCGGGCAGTTGTGGGACGCTTTTCAATCCAAAAGCGAACAGGTACGCCGAAAGTTGTGACGCAGGATCTTGGGGTATTAGAACAAGCCGAAGCCACCACAATTGCAATCGGTCCGATGATAGATCGAATGACGGGCGCACCTTTGACCGCCTTAACGCCTGGCAACGTGACTTGCAAAATAATTAATGGCACGACCGCGACAACACTTACCCTTACTGCTTCGGGTGGTTCAAACGACCTTGCTCATATTTCGAATGGTATTTTTTCGATTGAACTTACTGCAGCAAATACAAACCACATGGGCAACTCTGTGTTAGTCCTGCAGGATGATGATGTAATGGTTCCTTACACGGGTTCGTTTGTCACACTTAGAACGCAGACCTACGAATCGTTGGTACTTGATGACGATAAATTGCAAGTTGATGTAAGCCAGATTGGCAACGCAAATGTGACCTCAGCGAGCGGTGTATTGGAAGTAAATACCAAACAAATTAACGGTGATGCATCGGCAGCGGCGGCCCTAGATGCCGCCATTGATAACAGCAATAACATTATTGCAGCAAACGTTAAACGTATCGACAACAGCACAAGTAGTGCAACTAACTTGTCCGATTACACAGACGGGACAAGCAACCAGCCGGTCGATGCCGTAAAGATTAGTGGCGACAGTGCTGCAGCCGATAGGCTTGAGGCGATGATGGATGCGTGTCCGATTGGAACCGTAGATAACACTTCATTTACCCCAACGACTACCGCATTCGAAACAAATATAACGGAAGCCACTGCGGATCATTTCAACGATCGTATTTGTTTGTTCGTCACCGGCAACCTGGCTGGACAACAAAAACTTGTCACCGATTACGCACTAGTTAGCGGGCGCGGCAAGTTTACCATTAACGCTGCGACTGAAGCACCTGCTAACGGAGATACGTTCATTCTTGTCTGATGCCTTTGCCAGTAATAAAAAATAGAAACAGTAGCAGCCTGGGCATAGTCGTTCCACCGGTTGTGACAATTTGGGCTGGCAATATTAATTCGACATATACCAATCCCCGGAACTGGACAAACTCAGCACCTGTAAACGGTGGTTCGGTTTATGTTGTAAATTCAAGCACTGATATAACAGGCACGGATGTTCAAACGACCAGCCTGAAAGAATTTAGAGTTGGTTCGTCGTACACGGGAAATATCGGGACAAGTTCATCACCACTAAAAGTTATGGCTGAACGGTTAGTTATAGATAACACAACATCTTCTATAAACATCCGAGGTTCGTTCCGCGATATACATATTGTAAACGGATCAAGCCGTGTAAAAGTAGGTGGTTCTCAAACTCGAAAACTAAATCGGTTGATGGTTCACGGTCAGGGTGTTAATTATGAAATATTCGATGGGCAGTGCAACCGTTTAATCGTGTCCGGCAACGGCAATAAGGTGACAGCCCCTGCGGGTATAACAAACGACAACTTGCTGGCTACAGTTGCAGGGTTTGATGAAATTCGGTGTTCTGCCAGTAGTTCGGTCGTCACCAGTTCCGGCGTAAATGACTTAAATATCGACGGAGAAGTTGAAATAACGGGAGCGGGAAATATTGCAAACGCCAGGATGCTTGCTGGTTCAAAAATTAAGGCCGCAACAACAGGCAAGGTCACTGGGCGGTTGACCATGTTTGGTGGGATCTTTGACATACGCAACTCCGCAACTACCGATACGTTTATTATTACGAATGCCGATTTGTTCGACGGCAAGATGTTTGCTTTGTTAGGTGAACAAGACCTAACGTTTACAAACGCAGCAAATATTTTAGGGCCTGTTGAGTTCCAACTTAAATCAGGTTCGTTAATTGCAGTCTCATAATCGGCCGAACTAACCTAAGAGGAAAACATGACCAACATCAACGAATCGCTTGAACAGTTAGCAGTAGATATCAATAGCCTGGCACCTGATCCTGCAAATGCCCGCAAACATGATCAAAGGAATATCGACGCCATAAAAGCAAGCCTTGCTCGGTTCGGGCAAACAAAGCCCATCGTCCTGCATGGCAATGGCACAACAATTATCGCAGGCAACGGGACATGGCAGGCGGCAAAAGAACTCGGCTGGACAAAGATTGCTGCAGCACAAACTAACCTGACAGAATCCGATGCCGTCGCTTACGGTATTGCAGATAACAAAACCGCAGAACTAGCCGAGTGGGAAACTGAGACGCTGAGGCAATTAATGGAAGGCCTGCCCGAAGATTTGCAACTAGCAACTGGGTTCGACTTCGCGGAACTTGACACCTTAATCAATTTAGATTTTGAACCAGCAAGCGAGAACGAACAAAGCAAACTAGACGCAGAAAAGAAAATTGTTTGCCCGGAGTGTGGACATGAGTGGTCAGCCTAAACTCCTGCTCGATTGGTGCAGTGCAAAGGCTGCAAAGTACGCATGTGAAAACTGGCACTACACCAGGCAGATGCCATGTTTCAAAACATCGAAAATAGGCGTCTGGGAAAATGGACTGTTTAGAGGTTGCTTAATTTATACCAGCCCATTTCCTACCATCCGCAAACGGTTTAAATGTTCGAAAACAGAAATGACAGAACTGGCGCGGGTTGCTTTACGTGGACATGAAGCACCTGTATCAAAAATGATCCGCATATCCCTCAAAATGATCAAGAAAGCAAACCCAGGTTTAAAGGTATGTGTCTCATACGCAGACACCAGCCAAGGCCACCACGGCGGCATTTACCAAGGCAGCGGGTTTAAATATTTCGGCGAAGGCGCTACCTCGTGGGAGTACTGGTACAACGGAAAATGGACTCACTGCCGATCCGTTTGCATGGCCCGTGACCGAGGTGTGATTAAGGACTACCGAACGTTGCCTAAACGCCGGACTGGTGCCAAACATTGTTATGCGCTTGAACTTGACAAGAAAAGTTCGGTGTTATTACACTTAGACCAACAACCTTACCCCAAGCGCGTATCAAGTGATACGAGTGACACGCCAGCGTTCCACGCTGGAAAGGCCGGTGCAACTCCGAGCGATGCGCTCCAAGAAGGTTTGTCCTAATGCCTGCCCCGTTAAAATTAGACGAGGACCAATTACGCAAACTTGCTGCCATGCAGTGTACCTTTGAGGAGATTGCGGCTTGGTTTGGCTGTTCACGATCGTCGTTGTACGCCCGCGAGGATTACAGAGATATTATTGAACGCGAGCGGCTCAAAGCCCACGCGTCAATGCGTCGGAGCATGTTCCAGTCTGCATTAGAAGGTGATAGGCAAATGCTTATCTGGCTGAGCAAACAGTACCTCGGTATGCGGGACAAAACAGAACATACTGGCGAAGGGCTAAGGCCATTAACAATCGAGTTTGCCGAGGCAACACCGCCTGAGAAATCAGATGCGGATTGATTTACTTCCAGCACAATTGAATTTTATCCGCGCCCAGGAACGTGAGGTCCTGTACTCGGGTGCATTTGGTGCAGGGAAAACCAGGGCGTTATGTTTAAAACTTGTTCAGCGTTTGGTCGGTAGACCAGGGGCTAGGGAAGGCCTAGCCCGTAAACATTTGGTAAGCCTCAAAGCAACTACCCTGCGTACTTTGCTCGAACAAGATGGCAACTTGCCACCTGTATTGCCGAAGGGAACGTATGAACATAATAAAAGCGAACGAGTTATTCGGTTGCTTGGCGGAGGCACGATTTATTATTTCGGGTTAGATGATTATGAAAAAATTGGCTCGCTTAACCTTTCTGGCTGTGCAGTAGATGAAGCAGTCGAATTAGTTGAGGGTGACTGGACAATGTTGCGTGGTCGAATCCGCCTTGAACTGAGTGATTTAACCATGCAGTTATACGGTGCTTGCAACCCGGGAGCGCCGTCTCATTTCTTGGCGATTAGATTTGGCCTTGCAGGTGGTCATCAGGCTGCTGTAAATTGCAAAGCAATCCAAACAAGAAGCCCAGATAATTTCTTTTTACCGGAGGCATACTTGGATGATTTGCAAAGCCTGGAAGGTGTTGCTTTCGAACGGTACGTTGAGGGCAAGTGGCGTGGTGGTGAAGGTTTGGTATATGACCGCTTCGATAGGTCTGTGCATGTCCGTGAACGTGATGAACAATGGCGGAGGATTATTGTCGGTCAGGATGAAGGGTATACCAACCCGGCAGCACTTCTGGTTGTGGGGCAGGATGGCGATGGTCGATTGCACATCGTCGAGGAGTTCTATAAATCGCAGATGCTGGAGGTTGATGTAATTTCAATTGCAAAAGATATTGCCAACCGATACGAGGTAGAAACATTCGTACTTGACCCATCTGCTGCAAAACTTAAGGCTGCCATGCATCAATCTAACCTGGATGTTGCTGCGGCTGACAATACCGTGTTCTCAGGTATTCAAAAGGTTCAGCAACGCCTTGCGCGTGCTGGCGACGGTATGCCTCGCCTTACAGTTGACCCGAAATGCGAGAACACAATCCGTGAATTTGAGTCGTACGAATGGCTTGGCGGCTCAAGTGGATTTAAAGATGCTCCGAAAAAAGAAATGGATCACGCGATGGATGCGTTGAGATATGCCGTGGTTCATTTCGACGGTAGCCGTGTCGAGCCTCGGGTACGCATAGCCGACAGGGCAGCAGCAGGAGAAAGAAATGGCAACGATGAACGCATGTGGAGATCGCTGTAATGCTTGATGGTTTGAAATCTGCTTTTGGAATTAAGGCGAAGCGGGATCGCCTGGATTATGTCCGTTCAACAATTAGGCCAGAATCAACCTACGGCATGCAGCGGTCTACGCAAGAGCAAGCCGCTGCTTTGCGTTTGCTTAACGGGTATGTTTATTCGGCTGTGATGATGAACGCTAGGAGTATTGCTGCTCAACCTTTGCGGCTGTACGCATCAATCGAAGCACGAGGGGTAAAGCAGTTCCACACGAAACCAGTTAGCAGGAGCGTACAGCGATACCTAAAAGGGGACGGAACAATGCGTCCTGCGAAGTCCGCCATGCTCGGATCGAACACAGGCGGCGATGTGGTTGAAATATATGACCACCCTATTCTTGATTTGCTAAATAGGGTGTCCCCTTTCTACGACGGGTACAACTTCAACATTCTTCGTAAGACGTTCTTGCAGGTGACAGGCAACGAGTACCTACATCCAATTATGGGGCCGATGGGCTACCCGGTTGAAATTTGGATTATGCCGTCACAGCATGTAAAAATTAAGCCTACTCGTGATGAGCGATTGATCGAAGGTTATGAATACGGGCAGCCGCCGAATAACGCATTTTTCGAACCTGACGAAGTATTGCATAACCGGGTGCCTGATCCAGAAGATCCTTTGTACGGACGAGGATGGGTTGCGGCTGCGGCTAACGCTGCTGGGCTATTGCAGTCGATGGACATTTATGAGAAGAACTTGTTTGAAAACCAGGCGAGGCCCGACTGGGGTATCTTCCTCAAAGAAACGCTAAACGAAACCCAATGGAACCGCATGATTGCCTACTTGGATCAAAACCTCCGAGGCAACCAAAACAGCGGACGGCCGTACATTTTTGAAGGTGGATCGGATGCACGCCCGTTGCAGTTTAGCCCACGAGACCTATCGTTTAGCGAAGGTGAAAATCGCAAAGTTGAGGTTATCGCTGCTGTATCCGGCGTTCCTGTCACCTTGCTGAAAGCCAACGACCCGAACCTTGCATCTGCGCAGGTTGGCTTTGCGTCATATATGCGGGATACCATTCACCCGTATCTCGTTGCTGATGCTGAGTTCCTGAACCAATCTTTGCTCCCGTTGTTTGGAGGCTTGGCTGACGGTTTGTTCCTGGCTTACGACAATCCAGTGCAAGAAGATGAACAACTAATTTCTGGAATGATGCAACAGCAAGTAAATGCTGGTATTAGAACGATTAACGAAGCCCGTTCTGAACTTGGACTTGACCCAGCAGATGACGGTGATGAGTTGCGAGTTAACGGTGTGCCGTTAGATATGGTCGGACAACCAGCACTGCCTCCACTCGGTGCGCTTGGATATGGAGGCGACGAAGATGAAAAAATTAAGGCGACCCGAAGCCAAGTCCGAGTAGGTTCTTGGGTTGAATGGCGAACTGCTAAAGGTAAATATCTTGGCAAAGTGAGACGGTTCAAAGAATCAGGTAGTGAGCCAGGAACAGTTGGTGATGCGGAGGCAACTCCTGAAAACCCGATAGCCTTTGTCCAAGTTTATTTTAGAAATGACGATGGAACGTATACACCTTCGGACCGTGATGCACCTGTCCTTGTTTCAAGGTTAACACCTACAAATGAACCAGAAATAACAAAGGCGTTTAAGGCTGTAAGCAAAAAGGTTCGTGAGACGTTAAAAAAGAAAGCGGATGAACATAACGAAGAAGTTGGAGATGCGAAAAGCAAACGCACAACAACACGAACGTTGATCGCCGTATTTGAACGAGGTGTAGGTGCATATAGACAAAACCCAGGGTCTGTACGCCCAACGGTATCAGGTGCCGAACAATGGGCTTACGCCCGTGTTAATGGCTTCCTTCATGCATTGAAAACCGGTAAATTTAAACGTAAACCGTTCGACACCGATTTGCTTCCTGAAAGCCATCCATTGTCGAGTAAGGGGAACAAAGCAGCCTTAGAAAATTTCCCAGATGTTTATACTACTCCCGAGGAAGCACAAAGCCGAGCAGAGGTACTTGGTTGCGATGGTATTCACGAACATCCGGGCGACCCATACGGGTATGACGGCGTTATTTATATGCCGTGTTCTTCTCACCGCGATTACGACGAGCGGATAAAAGAACAACAAAAGAAATACGAAGATATAGATTTTAGTCCACCAAAAGATGTTCAGGACGAAGCCCAACGCGGCTTAGATTGGCGAGCGGAACATAACCGAGGCGGGACCGAAATAGGTGTTGCCCGCGCCCGCGACCTAAGCAACGGTGTATCTGTCTCGCCTGAAACCATCCGCCGTATGGTTAATTTCTTCACCCGCCACGAGGTTGACAAACAAGCAGATGGATTTGAGCGTGGCGAAGATGGATACCCTTCGGCTGGAAGGATTGCATGGGCATTGTGGGGTGGCGACCCTGGGCGACGCTGGGCTACCTCGATTCGGGACCGAATGGATGCCGAAGATGAGCGCGGTGAAAAGGTATCGCGGAGAGAAGGAGAAAGTTTGGATAACTGCGTTGCCCGAGGCATCGAAGTTCTAATGTCCGAGGGTTATGAGCGAGACCAGGCTGTTGCAATTGCATATAAACAATGTGGCACTGCGACGAAGCGTGCAGTTTGTTTCTTAACAGGTATGGAACCGGAAATGCAGAAAAAGGCATTTGACGGCCCGAGCAAAGAAGATTGGCCTGAACGAACAAAGGAAGCACGCAAAGCCATCGAGGACGTTGAGGATTATGAGCCAGTTCCAGCAACCGAAGATATTCGGACTGGCGAACCAGCAAACCCAGCAAGGAGGATTCAAAGGAATCTAATCCGAGTCCTTGACGAGCAAAAGCGTGAAATAGTAAATGCCTTGCTTGGCGAAAAAGGTGGGAAAAAGCAATTCACCCCGCAGGACCTCCTCAAACTGTTGACTTCGCTTGGTGAATTTGAGGTCAAATACCAAGAAGCAATTGCTGGCCCTATGGCGGAGGCAACGGCATCAGGCAGTACGTTCGGAACAAATGAGGTTGGTGTATCAGCGTCGTTTGATGTGACAAACCCACGGGTTGCGGAGTTCGCCGCAACATACGCAGACCAGTTTGCCAGTGAAGCCTCTGCGGCTTCATTACGGCGAGCGAGGACTGTTATTGCACGAGGATTGGAGCAAGGTCAAAGCGTACAGCAAATTGCAGATCAAATAAGCGCCGATTATGCGTTCAGCCCTGAGCGGGCAACCGTGGTGGCACGCACCGAGACTGCCCGTGCGTTTGTGGAGGGTGAGCGGCTGGGTTGGGAAGAATCCGGCGTAGTTCGTGGCAAGCAGTGGCAACTAGCCGCAGGTGCTTGCGCGTTCTGCCAGCAAACCGCCGTCAAAGGAACAGCCAAGGTGTTTGGTTTGAACGAACCATTTTGGAAAAACGGTGACACCATTTCGGCTGGAGGTGGCACCTATTCTGTCCGATATGGCGATGTGCAAGGTGCGCCACTTCACCCTAATTGCCGGTGCGATATCCTGCCGGTGCTTGGAGATACCGAATAATGAACAAACTGAACCCAACCGAATACGGGTTGAAGTGCGACGTGCCCACTGTGTGGCGAGAACTGTCGATCAAAAATATTGAGGTAGACCAGCCTAAGCGAAGTGTCCTGGCATACATAACAACAGATCGAGTAGACGAAGAGGGTGAAGTTGTTGTGCCTGAGGGCATCGACTTTTCACGGTTTAAGAAAACTGGCACAGTATTTTATAACCATGATTACGCTGCACCATGTGGTGTTTGCACCAGCATCAAGCATACTGATCGCGGCATAATGGCGGTCACCCAGTTTCCTGAACGACCCGAAGGATATGAGGGCAAGTGGCTTCCTGATGAGGTGTTTGCCATGTTTGCTTCTGATCCACCTATCGTGAAGGCGTTTAGTATTGGATTTGCTTACACGCAGGTTAGGCAACCAACTAAGAAAGATTTTGACCGATACGGTCGCGATGATATCAAACGGATTGTAAGCAAATCACGCATGCTGGAATACAGCGTGGCACCTTTGCCTATGAACGAAGATGCAATTGCAGTCCAGGTCACCAAACAACTTAACGACAACGGCGACGATGCCGATGTATGTAATTGTTCGCAGGCATCATGCGAGAATCCTGACAGCGTTAATTGTCGGCAGGCAATTGAAGGAGCAGAGCAGGTATCAATGACCCAGCCAGAGCGAAGTTCTATTAATTCTGAATCAAAGGAAAAAACCATGTCGGAAGATATCCGCACAAAAATGATGGTTGACCTCAAACCAGATATGACCATCGCTGAACTTATGGCAGCAATGAAAGGCGGTCATGAGGACGAAGCAGAAAAGGTTCGTTCTGAGGTTGAGGAAGACGTTCGAAAAGCAGAACACGAAGACGAAGAAAAGAAGAAGAAAGATGACAAAGACGAGAAGTCTGCCATCTCGCTTGTTGCTGAACTCGTTCAAAAATCAGCGGCTGAAGGTCGCCGTCGTGTCGCTGCTGCAACCCCTATCGTGACTGCACCAAGCATCACTGGCAACCTTAAGCACCTTAATGATGCTGAGACTGCTCATGGCCTCGGTCAGTTCTTCTTGGGTTCAATGGGCAACAAGTCTGCACAACAATGGGTGTCGGATCGCTACGGCGTTAAGGCACACAACGAAACCAACAACTCGCTTGGTGGGTTCTTGGTGCCAGACGAACTTGAGCAAGCAATTATTGATTTGCGTGCAAAGTTTGGTAAGTTCCGGGCAAACACCCGCGTGCTGAACATGAGCCGTGATACCCTTCTTATCAACCGTATTGCTGGTGGCTTGACCGCTTCGTTTGTCGGTGAGGGATCTTCGATTAGCGAGACTGATGCTTCGTTCGACCAAGTTTCCTTGGTTGCTCGTAAGGCAGCCACGTTGACCAAGTACAGCCGTGAGTTGGCTGAGGATTCAGTTGTGAACCTCGGTGACTTCCTGGCTGGTGAAGTTGCTCGTGCTTTTGCGAATACCGAAGATGAAGCAGGGTTTAATGGCGACGGTTCATCAACCAACGGCGGTATCGTTGGCCTCAAGAATGCAGTTGGCTCCGCTGGTCAAAAAACCGGCTCAGGCAACGCGTATTCTGAACTGACGCTTGCTGATTTTACCGGCGTTGTTGGCCTTGCACCAGAATTTGTGTTCTCCCAGGGGACACCGAAATGGTACATGTCCACGCAATTCTATCACACTGTTGTGCTGGCCCTCCTGAACGCTGCCGGTGGCAACACCAGTCAACTGTTGGCTGATGGTGTGACAGTTCCTTCGTTGTTTGGTTATGAAGTTGTATTGACCGACGTTATGCCAAAGACTGAAGCAAACTCGCAACTGTGCGCGTATTTCGGTGCGCTTGAACTCGGTGCAACGATGGGTGACCGTCGGCCAACCGAGATTGCCGTGAGCGAAGATAGATTCTTCGAAGCCGACCAAATCGGTGTTCGTGGAACTACCCGCTTTGACATTAACTGCCACGATGTTGGTGACAGCAGCACTGCAGGTGCGATTGTTGCCCTCAAGACGGCTGCTTCCTAATTGAAAGGCTGACATCTAAATGATTCCGCTTCAAGATATTACTTTCAAACATTTCTCCGAGTCCAATGCTGACGCAGCGACTAAGGAGATTGATACCCTGAACGCTGACTACCTCGTTATTCAGTTCTTCACCTCTGGTGGATCGAATGGCGCGATGGCAGCACTTAAGTTGCAGGAGTCCGACGCATCTGGTTCTGGTCAAGCCGACATTTCCGGCACGGACCTGTCCAGCACCGTCACCTCTCCAACCAGCGTTGCCGCTGATGATGGATGTGCTTTGTACTTCGTTGACCTCCGTGGTCGCAAGCGCTACATCACCATCTCGTTTAACGGACCTGCTTCGTCCAGCAACTATGTTGCAGCGTTCACCCTTAACGATCAGCGACCAATCACTGCTGCTTCTGCCGACTGGCAAGGCCGCGTGATCGTTTGATCATTAACACCCCGTGACCTTCCTCTCAAAGGCCTGGCAGTCCATTCGTGGCTGCCAGGCTGAGGGAGGGACAGGAGACAACTAATGGCCTTGGCTGACAACGCACTAGTATCTTTGGCCGATGCAAAGGCGTACCTGGGTGTGGGCACATCCGGTGATGATGCCCTCATCGAACGTCTAATCAATGCTGAATCGAGCAGGATCGAGCGCTACTGTGACCGCAAGTTCCGCAAGCAGTCATACCGAGAATCGTACAACGGGACAGGCCAGAAAAAACTTAGGCTACGCAACTACCCTGTCATTGGTATCAGCCGAGTTGCGATAGGCAACAAAATTGCGTTCAGCGTAAGCAGCGATACAACCAGCGATTTGCGTGCAGTTGTCGAGGTCCGCAGCGACCGCTTAGTTCTTACCCGTCATCAGTCTGACGGAACAAAAACCACAACTAACCTGGTCTTTGCATCTGCCAATAACGACACAGCCTCCGGCCTAGTCGATGCCATAAATGCCGTAAGTGGATTCGATGCAACTTTGTCATCAAATTGTTTAAGCACAGATTTGTTTCGACAAGGTGGGGTTAATGTGATGTTATCTTCGGCACAAGTTGAGTTCCCAGACCGGGACGATGTTCCATATCGCTTGCATGATGACCGTGGGACCCTCGAATTTGTCGATTCTGCTGATATGCTGTTCTTCGGCAAACACACTGATGCAGGCCTCCCGATGCCTTTTACGTTCGGTGGCATTCTTGTCGAATATGATGCTGGATTTGACGGGCTAAGTGAAATACCTGCTGACCTCGCGCAGGCCTGTATTGAGTTGGTGCAGTACGCTTACAGCAACAAAGGGGAAAATCCAACTATGCAGTCCGAATCTATTGGATCATATTCGTATACGCGTGCAGCCGACCCCATCCGATCATCTGACAGAATCCGAGAACTTTTAGCGCAATTTATCGACAGGAAGTCATGAGCGTCACCGAACTAATTACAAAACATGGCGTATCAATCACCATCCAGACCGCTGGGACTGCAAACGATGCGTCTGGCTTTCCGGTCTTAACATACTCAGACACTTCAACTGTGAACGGGTTTATACAGCCCGCAGGGGCATCCGAACCTTTGCAAGCAGGACGTGATGAGTTAGTGATTACACACCGCGTTTATTTTGATGCTGGCGTCGATATTGCACCAACTGACCGTCTTAAATTCACTGACCCTGCTGATAGCAGTGTCCGCTTTTTAGAGGTAGTTGGGGTTATTAAGCCTGGCATGTTCTCAGGCGCGGCTTCCCTTGCTCACGTTGTAGTTGACTGTACAGAAGATTCGACGGCGGTTGCATGAGTTCTGAATTCAACAAAAATGTAGGCAAACGGTTAGGCGAGAAAATTGCTGCTGCAGCGTTATTTGCTGCTGGCACGTTCTTGCAAACCGAAATAAAGAAAAGGCTGAACCTCGGTAAGTCTCCTCCGCCGTCCGTTGCTCCAGACGGGCCATTTAAACAAACTGGCAACCTCGGTCGAAGTATTCAAGTTGACGATAGACAGAACAAAGGCCAAAAACCATTAGTTCGCGTAGGTACTGCCCAGCCATATGCGGCTCGCCTAGAGTTTGGATTTTCAGGCACTGATCGTAAGGGGAAACGTATAACCCAGGCAGCAAGGCCATATATGCGAGACACCTTAGCGAAAAATATTCGCAACATGCAGAAAGCAGCCATGCGGGCGGCAAACGGCGCCTTGCGAAAATTTGCAAGCGGCGGGGGTGGCGTATGAGCCAAGATGTAGTACGAGCGTTCTATTATCAGTTGACAAGCCAACAACTCAGTGCTGATGGATTTTATGTTGCTGTCGGCGGTCGGATTTTCGAACAAGAAGCGCCAGCAATGAAAGAAACACCGCTGGCAATATTTCAACTAATCAGCGCCCCGTTCGAGCAGACTTTCAACGGCAGTAGCCTCAAGGACTACTTGTTCCAAGTCGATATTTACAACAGAAAGCAAGACGGTATGGCAGCCCTTGGTGGCATCCAAACTAAATTGTTTACGTTAATGCAGAACAGCACTCCTGTAATTGCCAATCACGGAAGTGCAAAAATCGAATGTACGAATGACGGTATCCGCTCAGTGGAGGGCGAGTACCTAAGGGTCATTACCGAGTTTAGGCTTCGCACTGGGGCCACAGTTTAAGGATCTAACACATGGCACGCATTACAGGCTCTGACGGTTCTTGCACCGTAGCCGACCACAACATTCTCTTCAACACCTGGTCAGCGACGTTCTCGCAAGCGATTACTGACCTCACCGCCTTTGGTGATTCTTATGCACAAAAGCGTGGTGGCGTAATGTCCGGCACTTTTTCTGCCAGTGGCATCATGCAAAAGGATGGTTCACCAAACAAGCCGATGCCTGTAGACGGCAGCAATTTGTTGCTTTTTGATCCGGCAGGCGAATCAGTTGACCTCAAGGCGTCTAGCAGCACCGACTCAATGTGGTCAGGAACTGCAATCATCGGCAACGTGTCGCCCACCAGCACGATGGGTGGTGATGCTTCGATCAGTGTTGACGGCGAGTTTACTGGTGGAGTTACTTTGACCTGGGACGAGTCTTGATAAATGCAACCGAGGCAGCAGCCAGATGACTGGTTGACGGTAGTTCAGTTCAAAGGGCTGAAAACTGGCAAGGTCATCACGAGGAAGTGTGGCAGCAACGCCAAAACCATGGAGGAAGCACAACGGTTGGCTTTGTCCTTCTATTATTTAACAAACGACATAAATCGTTTGGTTAGTATTGAAACCAAGCGGCGGCGAGATTGGACAAATAGAACGGTCTCGCTGCCGCCCCATTTGAGAGGTATGACATGATTAGGCAAATTGATATTTCATTAGACGGTGTAAACTTCACCGTCCAGCGGCTTACAGTTCGGCAAATCCACGAGGTTGGGCATCAAATATTTCAGGTACGACGCAAAGAATTGATCAGCGATTGCGAGGCAATCGGTATGAATAACGATCAAACAATTGCAAAAGTGTCGGAGTTGCGGCAAGCATGGGACCAGGGTACGGAGGTGAAGCGGCAGGCTTACACTGAACTTGGTGCTAGGATGTTTATTTCTGCTGCCCTAAGTGATGCAGGTATAGATCCTGACGTTCTAGACGCAGTAGGTGATTTGTCTGAGTTGGCTTCGGCCTCTGCTGAGGTATGCGGCTTGTGGAATCCTTTTGCCGACGGCAATAACGATCCAGTTGAGATTGACCCTGACGCTGAGGAGATTAAACCCAGCAATCAAGTGTAAAGCCAGGAGTGAGTTGTGTTCGGCGTGATTGGATGCGCGAGCGTGCATACATTGCCCACTTCTTCCCTGGCGTAGGTGAGCCGATAAATCTTACGATGCCTGAGTGGAACGGTTTGCTTGGGCAAGTTCCTGAGTTGATAAAAATGAGGTAAACGCGTGGCTGACATTCCTGCTGGCTCATTAACAGTTAAGGTTGATGCAAACCTCAAACCGTTGGAAGATGGTCTGGTTAAGGCTGAACAAAAAGTTAGCCAAGCCGACCAAAAAATCCAACAAACTACTGAAAATACGAAGCGTGGATTCTTTGAGGCTGGTGGCAAGGTCAAGGATTTTCAATCTAAGTTGACAGAATCGCTTGGTGTGGTTGCTGGATTTGCGGCTGTTGCTCAACTTATTGGAGGTGTTGCTGATGGATTTGTAGCGGCTAAGGAGGCTGTTGCAGAATCTAAGGATACGCTGGACGCCCTTGACAAAGGTACGGCTGCATTCCTTGAAAAAATCCCTGTCTTAAGCAATTTTGCAAACTTCGGCAAATCACTTGCTATTGGCCTTGGCCTTGCTGTTGACGAGGTGAAAGAATTACAGGAGGCAATGGAATCACTTGCTCGTGAGCAGAATTTATTCTCTGCGGCCGTAAGTGGCATGGATAAATCACTTGCTAACCAAGCCGCTATTGCAGAATTGCAAGGAGATACGTTAGAAGCAAACAGGCTGAAAGCAGAGGCTGCTTTTCAACAACAAATGCGGCAGGCTCAAGAATTACGGGATGAGGCGAGGAAGTTTGCCCAGGAAGAGGG